CTTAGTTATTCAACCTTTTTTAACTGGCAATTATTCTGGAGGTACACCAAAAGTTGATAGTTTTCTTGATCCTGTTTATTCAACTAAAGATGTAAAAGGTGCTACAGATGAAAACGGAAACGAAATAGGTGATGGAGAAGTTGACGACCCAACATTAGTACGAGGATATAGAACAGTAAAAAGATTTGAGAAGACTAATTATGCTTTTTCGCCAGGAATTAGTCTGAGCTGGAATATTAATCTGGATCGAAAAAGTGTGCGTAACTGCCGTAAATCGCAAGTGCATTTAGTAAACCTTTTACAGGCTAAACATGAAGATGCACGATTATCCTATGAATTAGGAAGGGCTAAACATTGTGCAGATCTCCTGCAAAATGGAGTTCGCTTCAAAAAAGGTTCAAAATACGAAATTTTATGCCTCGACATTGAGTTGGTCAGCAAACCTAATACCTTGATAGACCACACTCACTCTATTTCCGAAGATCCCTCTGAGCCGTTCTCCTTTCAGAAAGGGACAATATCTTCTCCTTCTTCTTAAATAAACTTTTTGCAAGTTTTTTAGATCTTTTCTTAACTTGCTTCTGTATCTGCTTCTGAAGAATCTTGATATACGGCTGTAACGTACCAACAGCAAGCACACTAGCTACTGCAATAGCACTTGTATTAACTAAAACCGTAGGCTGTGGAGCGTAATTACCTGCAATTTCTAGTGGGTTTAAACCTTCCCACACCGTCTCACATTTACCTGTAAGTTCATTTTTTTTCCATCCTTTTATCCTTGCAAGACCTCCTTTGCCTAGCGAACCAACAGGAGTTTTAGCAAGTGTGTCTAATGGTGGGCATGGCAATGTTTCTGCAATAAACTGATCACCAATATCAGGAGTTTGATTTTGATTACCTACATTGGAATTGGTTTGTTGGTTGCTTTTTCCATCATCTTTTTTCACTTCCTCTCCTACATTGTCTAACCCTTTAACTAAATCAGTATTAGGTTTTGGCGGTTGTATATCACCGTAAAGATCAGGGGCTATATACATTGCTGGAGCGTGATCGCACAACAATAAATTATTTTTAGGATCTACATTAAACATTTCACTACCTGTACCTGTCTTTTTATCTCTGGCTACAACACAAGGAAGTTCAATAATTGGGACGAAACCAAATGGCAGTTCACCAAAAGTAGTTGGAGGAATTATTTCCGCAGGAGGAATTATTGTTAATTCTGGTAGATCTTTAACCTTTGGCTCGTTTACAAAAGGAGGATTTAATTCCACCTAGCAATCGTTCCATTGACCAGCAAGATCACTTGCAACATTTCCTACTTGTTTTCTAGCTTGTCCAAAGAAGATACCTGCAAGAACAGGGCCAACTATCGGTACGCTTGCTATAGCTGGTGTCACTTGAACCGATCCAGCATCAGCAATCATCTGTCCATTACTGCGTCCTTGGGCTTGTTTTTCAATACATTCAATCTGTTTTGCCGTTAATTTACCGTCTGAACCTTGCGGGTATGTAATGAACTGAGCAACAGATTCTTTATGTGTATGTCTAGTCTTTATACCACCATTAAAAGTAGGAGCTTCGCTAGTTTCATACTGAAGCATTGTTTTTGGATCGTGTTGACGGCTGGCAAAACTCCATTCCTCTGCACCATCAGCACCTTTCTCACTTCTGATTTGAAGACTGCTGTAAGGAGTATTAGAAAGTTTGGCTATATCAGGGATGCCAGAATCTTTACGAGCCAATAAAGAAAGACTCATAAAGTTTGTAGCGATCAAGCCACCTCCTAACACTAAAGAAGTAAGGCCGTTAAAAGATTTAAATTGAATCATTTGTTCAACGGAATACCTTTTAAAGCAGCACCACCTGTCATCTTGGGCATCTTAGGCATTTCTGGCATAGCTTCTCCAACTAAAGCAGGAAGTTCTTTTTTAACACCATCTAAAACAGCATCAAAGATTTTTGATCTAAAAAGAAACGCTCCACCTAACCCTGCTACTCCCAAAATAAAAGCAGCAAAGTTAATCCAAGTAATAATTTTCATCATGCAGGACAAGCCTCAACATTTTCTGCTTCAACATCTAAAACTATTTCAGCATTAATTTCTTGTATCCTTTTATTTAAAGGGTCAATGCTGGCTTGGGTTGTAGCAGGTAAATCACCTAACAAATCTTTAACTTGTTGATTGTAATTAGCAATAATTTCTTCTACTTGTTTTACTAATCCTGCTTTTTCTAGAACAAGAGCTTGACGGTCAGCCATAAAAATAAGACATTGCCATCAAATTATATACCTGTTGTCTAGCGTCAACCAGTTCGGCCAGCACTAAGTTATTACCTAATTAATAAACTTGTTGAGCTTAAAGCAAGTCCAGCTTCTACACTTGGCGTATCTGCTGAAGTTCCTAAAGTTCCATCCATTTGAACGTAATACTTTTGACCAGCCGTCAAAGATGATTGCGTCGATGTATTTCCAACCACCTTTATATCAACAGAATTTCCATTTGTAGCCGCCGCTTTAGCAAAGCCCACGAAGTTTTCAGTAGTCATATTTGTTGTTGCTACTGCACTGGTTATTGAATGGGATTTACCAGCCACATTATTAGAGTTTTGTCTATCTATCATAATTGCGGCTTTAATAGAAGATCTATATATCATGTCTGCAACAGTCTGATTGGCATCAACTAGCAAAGTCGGTGTTCCAATATTGCTTGGACTTCCGCTTGTATTTGCTGTCCATGTAAAAGCTTTAGTTTTATTACTATCTCTAGGATCTATATAGACAAAAAGCATCCTACCTGCATTTTCATCATAAACTAATTGCTGATTAGAAGACGTATAGCTTCCACTTGAATAACTAAGAATACTTGATCTACTTGTCCATGAAATAGTATTGTTACTACTATTGAAATCTCCTATTTGTATAGTAGTTTTACCTTTATCTTGTCCATCATGAATCATATATACAATTACAAATCTATCTATTGATTGATCCCAATCCCAACTCATATCAATACAATTGTCAGGTTGTCCATTACCTGAGTTATACGAACTCCGTCCATCTGTAAGTCTGTATTGCGTATTAATACTAATACTATTATTACTATTAACAGTCATTGTACCGAATTTTAAAGACTCACTTCCTGAACCACCTGCGACATATCCAAAAGCTATTTTCCCGATATCAGCAATATATTTTACCTGCAAGAACTCTCTAGCTTCTTCATCATTATCTCTCATATCTGCATTATTTGAACCACTAGGCCAACTTAAAGCACCATCAGAAGAGGCAACTTCAATAACTCTTGCGTATGTAGCACCATCTCCATTATATTGCAAGATCGTAACTAATTTCTCTGCTGTATAATCATAGACTACATCTTTAGGAACATAGTTTTGATATTGCTGATAAGTCATTTGATTTGCATAACCGATTACGCAATTAGAAGCGTTACTCTGATCTACGGTTAATGTATATGATCTAATACGACTATGAGATCCATAATTATATGTAATTAAGCCAACTAAATGTTCAGAAGAAGGGTCATATCCTAAAGCTGGTGTTGCACTATTAGTAGCTTGAGAAAGACTAGCTTCTGGCCCCCAAAGGATTTTTTTAGCATCACTACCTGTTCCTAATATTCCAACTTTTGCTCTAGTGTATCTATTGTTTGAGGCATCTATAGTGTGATATGTAGCAATAAAACAGCTTTTTTCAGCAATCCATTTGATTTTTGCACCATTTTGTAAATAATTTCCTGCTGCTACAAAGTCAGCAGTATCAGCTAAGGCAGGGTTTTGTTGTGTTATTGATTTAACTACTTGTGCTAAATTTCCATCTGTTTTAACAATACAAGCTTTATCTTGAGCAATACTTCCACTAGCTGTTCCGCTAATTTCTGAACCACCACCAGCATCAGCCCAACTAGGAGCCGCACTTGATCCACCTGAAGTTAATACTTGTCCACTTGTTCCGTAGTTAGCTCCAGCAATACCAACTTGACCTGCACTTCCAACCCTTAGCCTTTCGCTACTAAATACTGCGTCAGCAGTTCCATTAGATGCAGTATGAAATTGAATAGTTCCTGATTCTTGTCTTATAGCTGAAGGTGCTCCACCGCCAGAATTGGTTTCAGTAACCATCATCTGACCAGCAACCGTATTAGTAGTATCAGCTTTAACGCAATGGCCTAATATAGTTGCCCCAGTTGAATGACCTTGTCCCATAAAGCCTCGACTACCTACTTTTAGATTTATTTGAGCACCTTGTCCTAAATCCAGTACCTCGGTTGGACTTGTAGTTTTAATACCAACCCTGTTATTCGTAGCGTCAACGTGAAGTGTATTTGTATCGACTGTTAAACCACCAGCAACTAAGGTTCCCGTCAGAGTGGCTCCTGTACTGCTGGTAGCAAATTTTATACTTCCGTCCCAGCAAAGTTGAACACCTCCTGCATCACTATTTGCTATTAGGCTATTTTCCCAACTTCCAGAAGCTTTATTTTGAAGATGGAAAGCACCTCCATCTGGAATATACATTTTCCATTTATCTGCATTGTCGTCACCTTCATCGGCATTGAAATCAAGTTGAGCAGCACCTCCTTCTGGGCCTAAAATATTAATTCCATTACTTGTGGTGGTAAAGGTTTTGACGTTATTGTTAAACAGCTCAACGGCTCCGTCAGCATATACTTTGATACCATCTTCTCCAGTTTTCGGTCTGAATATTAAATTTCCACTTGTATCTTCAAATATTAAATCTCCAGTAGTATTTTGTATGATGCTATTTGTACCATCATGATATATAGATAAATCTGACGCTCCAAAAGTAGCTTTAGCATTATCAGCAAATTCAAGAGCGTTATCTGACTTATCAAAAACGATATTTGCGGCTGCCCCTGTCAGAGTGACATCACCATCGACTACTAACCCAGTAAGCGTTCCAACAGAAGTCAAGCTTGATGTGACAACTGTGCTTTTTAATTCTGTTCCTGTAAGTGTTCCAGCAGCAGCAGTTACCGTAATATCAGCAGAACCATCAAAGTTTGTTCCGTTAATTGTTCTTGCTGTTGTTAATGTTGCTGCCGATCCTGTTGTGTCTTGATTAAGAGTTGGAACCCTAGCTGCTGCAATCGTTCCAGATGAAATATTTGAAGCATTTAATGAAGTTAAATTTGTACCACTTATAGAAGGGAATGTTGATGGAAAACGAGCATCAGGAATAGTACCAGAACTTAAATTGCTTGCAGATAAAGCTGTTAAATCTACTGTTTGCCAAGAACAAGTCCCGTCACCATCCTCTCTTAAGAATTTAGTACCGCCTGATTCACCTGTAGATAATATTGCTGTTCCCTCTGGAGTAGAGGAAATTGTTTGCCAAGTATTATCTCCTCTTAAGAATTTAGAGCTGGTTGCCCCAGAACCCAATCTGGCAACATTAACTGTTCCAGAACTTAAATTTGTAGCATTTAAATTAGTTAAACTTGCACCTGATCCACTAAAACCAGTTGAAGTTAATAGTCCAGTTGAAGGATTATAAGTAAGTCCTGTATCTGTTTCAGCTCCTTGACTGCCTGTTGCTCCATCAGTAAACAATGGGTAAACAGTTTCATCTGTTGCGTTATTTGCAGTAACAGTAAATTGAGTCGCTAAATCTGCTGTTCCAGTTAAATCTCCTGTTACATTTCCTGTTACATTACCCGTTACATTTCCAGTTAAGTTCGCAACAAACGCACTCGCTGACTTATCCCATAACCCATTACTGGCATCCCCAGTAAAAATTACGTCATCGGTAAATGTGCCACCGCTAAGAGGCATTTTTGTTGAGTCAGTTGCACTATCAGCAGCCCAAGTAAGTGTTGTAGGTGTTGATGCGTCAGCTTTAAGCACCTGGTTAGCTGTAGGTGCAACAGCAGGGAGAGTAAGGGTTATATCTCCTGATTGAGCTTGTGCTTTTAATCCTGTGTAATTTGCTCCATCACTATCTGTTTCACTAAGTCTTAATTCTTTTCCATTATCAATAATTAAATTATCTGTCATCGTGCCACCAGCTTTAGGCAAAGCAGCATTAGCTGTTGTAGCAGCAGCATCAGCAGCATCCTTCGCTGTCTTTACAGCAGCAGGAGTAGCAGCAGTCGTAGCAGAAGTGGAAGTTGCACTATCTGTTAATTGAAGAACACCAACAGCACTTGTCGTTCCAGTAGAAATCTTTGATCCAGTTATCGCAGCCGATCCAGATATATCAGCATCAACAATGACTCCAGCAGCAATAGCTGTAAGGCCAGCATTATTTATGCTTATGTCTCCTGTAACTGCTACTGCTGTTGGCACGTTTGATCCGTTACCAACAAGAATTTGAGCAGAACTCAAAGCAGCTAGTTTACTAAAAGCGATAGCTGCATTTGCCGCTAAGTTTGTATTTACTAAACTGCCATTTACCATCGTTGAAGTGACGGTATTAGTATCTCCAGTTGTAATTAAGGTTCCTGTTATATCAGGAAAAGTAATAGTTTTATCTGAACTCTGAGGATCTGCAACAGCAAGAGTTAATTCATAAGCATCGACAGTTGCTCCTTCAAAAACAATACTTCCAGTATTACTAATTAATAGCTGACCAGTACACGTACCACCAGCAAGTCCCATCTTTTCTGTTTCTAATTCTTGCAACGCATCTTGCACATTTGTTGCACTTAACTGACCGTAAGGTGTAAAAGTTATATTAGAAGCAACCTGCCCTGCTACAGTTTGAGATAAATCAATTTCGTTCCAACTACTCCCACCACTATTTGTAACTCCTAAAATATAATCAGGAGGTGAAAGTGATACAACTGGAGCTGGTGCAGAAGGCGTTCCAGCAACATCAACTACAACATATAATCCATCAGTTGTTGCACTAGGAGTAGGTAAATTACTTCCAACTGCTAGACCAGCCGCAATTCCTGCGGTGGTCGTACTAGCCATTTTCGATGTGCTTGCATTAAAAGTTCCTCCAAAGACCAATGAACCTTTCGTTAATGTGGTTATTGCTTGCCAAGCGTTTCCGTCCCATATAAATGCGTCTTCTGACACTGTGTCGAATAATATTTGTCCGTTAAATTGTGCTGTTGGATAGCCACTTTGAGCAATAGATTGAAAGATTGCTGTAGAAGTATTAGACAGCTTAGTGCCATCAATTGTATCATTGCCAATCCTTGCTGCTGCAATGCTTCCAGTGGTTATTTTAGTTGCATCAAGCACTGGAATATCTGAAGCTGCAAGTGCTGCACCTGCTGTTGCAACGCCTTTATTGTTAACAGTTAATTTTCCATAAGTACCTGCACTAATTCCACTTGTTGACGTTGATAATTCTCCCGATCCAGAAACAGTTAAACCTCCTCCAGATGTGATTTGTACTGCTCCTTTAGCAGATGTTGTTGCTGTTGGAAGGTTTGCTGCTGTCAATCCAGTAGCGGCAGTTATCATTCCTTGGTTATTGAAAGTTATTCCGCTAACTGTTGCTCCAGTAACACTATTGGTAATTGATAATGCACCTGCTCCACTAACACTTAAACCTGCACCGACAGAAACACCACCAACAGCAGACGTAGTAGCTAGGGGAAGATCACTAGCTGCCAAAGCTACTGTTCCCGTGATCAACCCCTGTGCGTTATATGTAATTCCTGATCGTGTAGCAGCAGTGATTGTGTTATTAATTCCAAGATTTCCACTAGCTACATTGATAGAACGATCCAGATTAGATGTATTTAATTTGGCTGGTGTGATCGTGCCATCAGCAATTTTGTTAACAGTTACAGCATTTGCAGCAATCTTTGCTTCCGTAACAGCATTACTAGCTATCGCACCAGAATCAACAGCGTTATTTGCTAACTCACTATCTGTAATCGCATTAGCTGCTATTTGAGTAGAACCAATTGCTCCTGTAGCTAAAATTGATCCTGCTAAATTATTTGCTAATTTTGCTGCTGTAACTTGATCATCAGCAATTTTGGCAGTTGTTATGGCATCTGAAGCTATAGCTCCTGTATCAACCGCATTGTTAGCCAACTCACTAGCACCAACAGCGTTAGCGGCTATATTTCCTGATCCAATTGTGTCTGTAGCTATCTTTACTCCTGTTATTGCTGCATCAACTACGGCTGCTGTATCAACTGAATCATCTGCTAGTTCTGACGCACCAACAGCATTAGCTTCTATCTGTGTAGAAGTAATAGAATTACCAACTATTTTTGCACCAGGGATTTCTCCATTATTAATATTTAATTTTGCATAAGCTATTTCTCCGTTATTAATTTTTGCGTTAGTAATTGCATTATTAGCAATAGCATTAGTATCAACAGCATTATCTGCAAGTTCAGATGCACCAATAGCATCAGCAGCTATTTGTGTTGCAGTAATAGTATTATCAAATATTTTTGCTCCTGTTATTGTTGCATTTGCTATTTCTGTTGCAGTAATCGTTCCACTTGCAATTTTGGCAGCAGTTACAGCATTAGCTTGTATTGCTCCTGTTGCAACTTGGTTCGTTGCTAATGTTCCAACTTTTGCAGCAGGTATTGATGCACTATCAATTAATGCAACTCCAGCTTCAATTAAATCTTTAACCGTTACTTTTTTTGTTTCTGACGCACTTAAATCGGCGATAGGAAGCGGATCTGTTGCTTGTACACTTGCTTCTGCTAACGAAGGCAGATTACTAATCTCAAGATCTGGCATTGACCCGTAACTAAACCAATACGATTATCTTACTTTCTATTTGGGTTTTTGTTACTATCCTTGCTCTAAAACAATTCGATCTCCATCTTCTTGCAAGATCTTTGCTGCATCCTCTTGTAATAAGTACGAGTCAGGAGCACCAATATTTAATTGAATTTCACCGCTAGTAACAAAATCAATTCGTGTCTCAATCTCATTTGTAGCTGCAACGCTTAAAGCTGCATTTGTAACAATGCACTTACTTTGATAATAAACAGTTTGTTTTTTGTCATCAGTATTTCTATGAATATAAAAACGTCCATCAAAATCAGCTCCTTGCTGTAAACGAACCACTAATTGAGCTAAATAAACAGGTAACTCTGGATAAATACCAATTGTTTGTCCTTCAGAAAAAGGTGCATGATCATAATCATGTTCCCACAAACAAGTCATTGATCCTTGTCCAGAAATTAATCCAGAATCATATTGATCTTTAAATTCTCTTCCTAAAGTTGTTGTGTCTACTTGATCTCTATTCGTTGTAATTTCAAACTCTTTTACATTTGCCACAAATCGATAACGCTCATTCTTTGTTTTTATATTGATTTCTTTACTAGAACTAGGCGTTACAAGAGTTAAAGCATCAGCCGTTAATCCTCTTACCGCTTTTTCAAATGTATTAAAAAGTCTAATTCCATCTGCTTTATCAATATGAACGTACCAAGCTCCATCGGGATAACTATGGCTTGAAACAAGTTCTAATGTTGATCCATCAACTGTTGATATTTCTACACGATCTCCAGAAATTAAAGATGCTAAAGAATGATCAACACCAAATCGTTTAGTTGTTGTATTAACATCTGCTGGATCTAAATCCGTGTTAAATCCTCCAGACGCAGAATCTCTGGATATGGCAATTTCACCATTTTGTCCAAAATAAATAGTCAAGACTTAAGAACCAGTAGGAAGCTTGTTCTCAACAGGAGCACCATTAGCTTCAAAAGAAATATCACAAGATGAAACTTCACCCATTGAACTACTCATTCCAATACTTGTAATAAATACAAAAAATGTAATTGAACGATTCGTACCAACTTCTAACTTAAGTTTTAATTCTGCACTTGCAGCATTTTCTCCATCACCACCAGATGAAGAAGTTTCACTTACTTTTATTGAGTTTTCAAGAATATCCTTAAGGTTTGATCCCCCTGATGTTGTTTCATAAAACAACCTTGCACTACCTGAATAACTTCTAATTCCATCTTTTAAAGTCCTATCAGTGTCTCCCATAGAGGTAGTTTCTATAACAGCCTGACTCATGGAATAACTCCAGTTTTGCACCTTGGCTTTTTTTACGTCACTTACATATAAGGCTCCTGTCCTTCCTGAATAAAGTTGGGTTGACACGATCTCTAACTAAAACATTGCGTTTATTCTACGGTGAATCGAGACAAGCGACAAAAGAACAACTAACATTACTCAAACCTTTAAAAGCACTTGTTACCGATGGAGGGGCAGAATATCTCCATTTTAAACCTGATGTTGCCTCTTTCAAATAGCCTAAAAGATCTGTATTTGTAACACCAGCCGTTCCATAGCCACGATCAAATGTCACATAATTCCATTCAGAATTAACGTCTTCATAGTTCGCTAAAATTAATGCTGCTTGAGCATCTGTGATACCTGAAAAACCTAATTGCAAAGTCGCATTAACTCTTTTATTTCCATAACGCAAATGTGTTTTCGTACCATCTAAAGATTCAAAGGTGGTACTTGGATATTCGCCAGGGTTATAACTTCTAGACGAAGGTTTGATAGTAGGAAATGGTTTTTCTGTTGCCATTAGTTTATATCGTCAAAATGGTAGATAGGTGGAGTTCCATCCCATCCATCAAGAATAGCTAATGAACCTGTGCTTGTTAATGGTGCGTGGCTACCAGAAACTTCAACTAAACCATCTTCTGAATAAGAAATAGTTTCTACTTTATAAACTCTATTACTTGTTACGGTATTTTTTATTGTAAATAAAACTCCTCTTAAACCTATAGGTGCATCAAAGTCAATTGTCGTTTCTATTATTTCTGCTGTTCCTGGTTTCCAATAATAGATTGGTTTCGATCCAGTAATTGTGTCTTTACTAATAACTTTTCCTTCAGCAGTAATTACACCATTGTCATAACCATCTACATGTGTCGCTTCTGAAACTAATCTAAAATATTCTCCAGGTTGTAAATTAACAACATATTGAGGTGCTGTTTTAAAACTTAGGCCATGAGTTATTTCTTTTCGTAATTTTAAAATGTATTGAGCATAAATTTTAGCTTGTTTTCTTGTTGTGCAAAAACCAGACAAATCATAAGTTTCAATAGGATCAGTATCACTACCTCCTTGCGTGTCATGTAAACGCATTACAACATTTTCTGTTTCAGCAAAACCATTTTCTTTTTCTTTTCTAAATAAAACATTAGCTTTAAACAATTGTCTTTCTTCTGGACTTAAAAAACTAACTTGTAAATCTTTTATATTGCCATCAGTAAATAATGCCTTAATAAAATCTTTTCCTATATTTGCTTTATTATTAATTTGATAATGTTCATTATAAGGAACAGCAGGAACTAAATTAAACTTTCCTCCAATAACCGTAAAATCAAGCAAATTATATCCACCATGTTCATATAAAAAATCTCTTAAATTAATTCTTTGACTAATAATTCCGTCCCAAGTAAACCCATTTGCTTGGCAAAATTTAGCTGCTTTATATAAATCTCCTACAGAATTTGTTCCAATTAATTTTCCAGCTCCTAATGTTTCATCAGTTAACAAAGCATTAGCAATTTCTACAAAATTATTACTTGCTTTATCTGGGCCAGCAGGACTCCCAATAAGATCTGGAACTTTAATTCCTTTCTTAAAGTAAGCAGAAAACTGAGTAAAGTTTGTCCATTCTTTTGCACTATTAATTCTAATTGCTCCTAAAGCTAAATCTTGATATTCTGCTTTATTTCCTACTGGATCTATTTGTTCATTTACATATACTATTTCGTGTTCTGGGCCGTCTTGATGACTTTTAGTTTCCATCCCAGGAAATTGAACATAGTCAGCAACAGCATCAAAATGATTTAAATGTCCTTTCTTTATACTGGTATCTCCTTCTTCTACATTTTGATCATCTATATCTTGTTCAGGTAAATCAATACCTGTAACAGTAAAAGTTGCCCCATTAGGAAAAATTGCAGCACTAGAAAAAACACCAACTGGTCTTGCAATAGTAAGAGATTCTCCTATTTCATATCCATCCCCTTGTGTCCGAATAGACCATTGAGCGTTCCATTGATCTTTGGAATTATAGTTAACAACTACATTTAAAGTTAATCCACTTCCATTTGCACTACCAGTAGGAGTAGAAACAAAAGGATGACTATAAATTGTTTGATTTGTCATTTGTTAAGCCTCTTGAATATCACTATCAAATTCATCAAGTTTATAGTACTCAACATCTTGAGAAGTATCTTCAGGGTGTTCATCTTCTATTATCGTATTATTTGGAATATAAGTAAGTGAAGGATCGTCTTTATTTGTTATAAGAACATCAGTAGTTGGCGTTCCAGCATCAACGATTGTATAACCAACCTCTACACCGTCTACATAAGCAATATAAGCCCATTTAGGATGACCAGTAACATCTCCTACATCATGGAATTTATCTAATGAAATTAACGTAATATCTTTTGAACCGTTATCTTCTACTACATAATCATATTCATAATTAGGAGTATAATTAGGAATTGAATCTCTAGTTCTTCCTGTGTTTAATGGAATAGTTAAATCATCAACACCATCATAACGATTATCAATATCTGTTACAGGCCCACCAGTTAAAGGGCTAGGTGTTCCAGATTTAAACGATAGCTTCCATTCTGTATTAAACAACTCAGCTTCTTTCAATACAAAATCATAATCTCCTGCAAAAGAAACAACAACATTACCGCATTTTGTTGTATTTGCTAAAAACTCTTGTTTTTGTTGTCTTTCATTTGTAAGTCTTGCATTTAAAAGATTTACTTTTTGGCCTAAATGTAAAATAGGAATGTTATTTCCTGGGTAAGGTTTAAATCTAAATTCATACAAAGTATTAGCACTGTGATTGACACTTATATAATTATATTGAAATTCAGGAGTATTCCCTCTTACGCAAAATAAACCACTGTGGTTTGGAACTTCTTTATTAAATAAAGTCTCCCAATCATTATTAGTCCCTGCTTGTCTCATTTGAAAGTAAAAAAATGAAAATCTTTTTATATATTGATCTATATCTCCTAATTGAAAATTAACTTTATCATCAAACATTCTTGTTAATTCTGACTGTTCTGGAACAGAATTTAAATTTGCACCTCTAATACTGCTAAAAACTTTTGACTTAAGACCTATCTCTGTCATTGAACAAACTCTGCTATTTGTAACTGTTCCTATAGCAACTCTTTGTAAAATTGGATTCCTATATGCAAAACCGTATTGCAAAGATGTCTCTGACATATCTTGATGTACTTGTACTTTTACACCATTAATTTCAACAGCACCTTGAGTTAAATATTTAGGTTGTGCAGCATGTTCAAATAAATTTGGATTTCTAAAAGAACCTGTTGCCATACTTTCGTAATTTTGACCTGTTTCTTCTACTTCAAAAATATATTGACGTTCTATTCCTGCATACATTTCAAGTCCATTTAAAATTGTTGTTGGCCTCCACGGAACGCCTTCTTCTCCATCTAATGTTTTTATATTTGTACAAGAAACAATTGCATCTCCAGCTAAATATGTTTCTCCTACCGCAATATTATTATCTATTTGTTCTCTAATCCCACGAATCATTGAAACAACATCTTCTGCTCCATGAGGTTTGAAACCTGTTTCATAAGTATCATCAGGAGTTTGAGAACTTTTTAAAACACGATAAGTCAATGTATTTCCTACAGCTCCAAGGAAATCGTTAGGGTTAGAACCACCAGTAAAACCTGCTCTTGTAGGCCAAAAAGTATTAGTTTTCTTTTCTTTAGTAGCAACACCTCTTTTGGCATCATTACTTGTTTTACGAACATATTGATTTAATTGCCAAGGTAGTTTAACTACGTTTGCGTTTGACAACGGACTATACGTTCCAAAAGCTACTTGAGTTGTGGGATTTCTTGTTCCACTAAAAGGATAAAGTGGCGGTTCAGTAGAGTTAACAGGCCAAACATCAGCAAAAATATCATTTGGATATGGATATGGATGACCAACTATTTTTGAATCAGAATAGGCATCACTTTCACCAATCCTATTTGTTTGCTTGTAAAGGCTAGATTTAAAATATAAATCTAATTTATTTTGACTGTAACTTGAAAGTAAAAGATCTCCTATTGCGTAACCTGCAAATTCAGGTCTAGATTCAACTTCACCTAACGAAAAAAGAAATAAAGCTTTCAATTGTTGCAATCTTCCAAGACTTAAAAATTGTGACCATAACAATTGACCATTGACCCTTATCCCACCACGAACAATTCGTGTTGTTCCTTTACTAGATATATTTATAACTTGTTCAAAATTAGTAAATACAAGAGGAATTGTATCTCCTATGTTTGCTAATTCTTGAAGACTATTAAAAGCAAATTGCGGTGCAAAACGCTTGCTACCAATAGAATCTGCTCCTTGTACAATTTCACCAGCTTTTAAAGGTTTAGGTTTTGGCGTTAATAAATAACCAATTGCTGTTAAAGCAACAGCAAGAACTACTTGACCAGTAGCAGTTAAAGTAGTTACGCCAGCAACAGTTGAAACAAGTTCATTATTTATATCAGGAACTAAATTATAAGCTTTTGGTCTTTGACCGTTATAAGCAGCAGTCTGATCTACAAAATACCAATATTCATCTTCACATAAACCTAACGTCTTACATAGTTCTATTTCCGAGGGTAGTAGCAGCCTTCGACCATAAGGTTGTCTAGCGGACACCAGCTCACCACCAACTCTCCGAATGTTTTTTTGTAACTCAGCCATCCATCCTCCCAGAAAGCAGCCATTCCATAGCAACCATTTTCACTACGGCATAAAGCAATTACTCCTAGTTTAGGGGGTGATTCAACTCCCCACCTATTTAATTCTTCAAAAAAGATACTGTAGTCCTTTTTTCTTAACCTCCGATACCAACTTCTTTCTGGTTCAGGAGAATTAATTTCATAATGAGCTAAAACAGTACGACATAAACTTAAGCAATCTCCAGCTCCATGTTTAATAGGATCAGCACCTAAACGATAAGGCAACCCAATTAATTGATCTGGCCTCACCTGTTTTGTATTGTTCCTGTTACAGGTAAATGTCCAACTAGGTTTTTAGTTAAAACTCTGTTAGGTGCATTTGCTCCAACTGCATCAATCGCACTACTAAGCAGTATTTCAATTGTTGTTGGATCGTATGCTAAAGAAGCAGCTAACCATGTTTCTGAAGTTAATAATTTACTAGGAGCAAAATCAGTAGTCATCAAATAAGTATCTACTTGCACGTGGTATTTTCCATCAACAGCTTTTGTTGCATATCCCATACTAATTGCATTGTTAGCAAGAATTAACGAAGATTCCATGTTGTCTCCTGATCTATTACGAGCTGCACCTTGATAAATAAAACTTAAAAACTGATGATCTTTATTCGTTACTGCATGAGCAATAGGAGTGTCATATTTTCCATTCTGGAATCTATTAGGACTTAAATCGTTTGGATCATCACCACTAGCAGTAGTAATAACAATAAAATTAGTTAAGGCAACAAGGCTCATAATCCTAATGAAGACCTACGGCTACGTGAATTTCTTAATGAAGATATAGTACGAGATTCACCAACTGATGCACCTCTAGCAGTAGCAGTTGCAATGATTTGTCCTACAGCAGACTTAGGAACAAACTCTTCAGAATTGAAATTCAATATAGGCCCAGAGTAATTAACAGTTGTAGATCCTCCTGCACCGCCACCTGCATAAGACGAACCAGTACTAGGAATCACAGCTTCACCTCTAGCACCTGCTGAGTAGCGTTGCATACTTGAAGCCATCTTTGATGCAGGAATTACATATTCGTCCTCTCCAGCCTCTCCTACAAGTCCTACGGTTGGGCTGGTTACATATCCTCCTGATGAAAAACTTCTTCCTGTCGCATGAGTAATGTTTGTATTAACAACAGAGCCAGGCCCAGAGCCTACTCCAAAAGAACCTGCTGGAAGATTTGCTCCACTTGGTATTCCTGTTTGTGCTGTACCAATTCCGCCAGCCATTGCACCTGTAAACATTTTTATAAAACCTATTTTTATTTGTGCTGCAAATATTTGTGCAGCCATGTCTAAGAAATGATCTGCTGTCCTTTGGAAGAAATTAGCTAAAGCCTGTTGAGCACTCATTGATCCACTAATTATTCCTTTAAATGAACTACTAAACGCATCTCCTATTGCTGTTGCTGCTCCAACTAATTGATTTGTAGAATCTAAAAGTTTTGCAAGTTCATCTTCTGGTGCTTTTAATTTTGAAATTTTTTCAAATTCTTTATTAAGTTCTTTTGTTGAATCTAGTAATTTTCGAGCTTTTTCATCTGCTTGTGCAAAATTTTCTATTAATTTTTCTACTCTTGCATCTCTTAATTGTGCTGCTCCACTCCTTCCTTGTGCGTCAACTCCCATCTCATCTGCTAAAGCATTACGTCTATCTGCAAAAGTGATTTTGCTTGCTTGTTGTATTTGTCTTGATCTTTCAGCAGTTGTAATTTCTTTTACAAGTGAAAGTTGAGCTTCTAATAGTCCTTTCTGTTTAAGAATTTCTAATGTTTCTTTTGTTTTTTCAATACCTATATTTGTCGATAAAGATTTAATAGCTTCTAAAGTTGTTTGATTATCTTTTAAAGCTGCCAAAGTATTAAAAACTTCTTCATTTCCAAAAGTTTTAGTTAACGCTACTCTTGCTGCTGCATCAAATTGTGCAAAAGATCTTGCAGCTTGTAACGCTTCATCTTTGGTTAAACCAAGATTTTTCCCAAACTCTTTAATACTTTGTGCTGTAAAAGTAGAAGTTCCACCTGTTGATTTAATAGAAATATTTAATTTATCAATTTCTGTCCTAAAATCTTTTGCTTCTTGAATTTTCGTACCAATAACTGTACCTAATAATGAAAGACCAAAACCTAAACCTCCTCCTAACGCACCACCAGCTAAACCACCTAAACCACCACCTGCGGCACTAGCTCCTCCTTGTCCAAAGAGAAGAGGGAACATACCACCAATCATTGCACTACTTCCAGCCCCTCTCATTCGACCACCAAACCCTCCTCTACTTGCAAACATTCCTTTAGGATTTGCTGCAACACCAAAGCCTAACCTGTTATATAAAGACTGTTGTGGCCCTATCGCACCAGGGGCATAAGCATTTGCATTTGGAATAGCTGCCATTGCTTGCTGACCAGCAAGAATAGAAGCAGTTTTATTTGTATATTTACTGATTTTGGCTAAATGTTTTGTATGTCTAGCAATAGATTTTTGCGTTGCATTATCAAACTTCCCCATATAAGGATTTGATTGCAAAGCAGAATGTTGAGTAGCGTGTATTGGCCCAATTCTTCCTGCTCCGTATCTAGGAGTAGGTGATGCTATTTGATAAGGATTGTACTCACCTATACCTTGACTAAAATCACCAAATCCTGTTCCTGCTCTACCTGCTTGGCTTCTTAATGTATTACGAAGAAGATCTCCAGGTAAACTTTTCTGTTTAGCTAATAAAGTATTACGAGTTAAAGCAAACGCTGAATCTTGCATTTGCATTGATAACCCTACGCTACTAAGAAAATTTCCTGCTTTTCGTGCATTTACATCTAATAATGTTCCTATATTTGTAAGATTAGTTCTTGTCGTAACACCAAGATTTTTAATATTATTTCCTAATGCAATTATTCCTGAAACTAATCCAATAATATCTTTTCCTCCTTTACTTAAAACTTCAAAAAAAGTACGAGTATCTTGAAAACCTCTTTTCATTACAAAAGGAACTTTAGATATTTCATCTACTAATCCTTTTATTGGTTGAAGAGTAATTCCTTTTCCTATTGTTTTAAAACGATTCCCAACTAAATCTAAAGCTACTCCTCCTTCTCGTTTTAATCCTTTAAGTCTGCCTGTTAAAGCTTCAATACTATCTGTTGTTGTAAGAACTCCTTTAGAAGCTTTTTTTGATCCTCTTTCTAATTCACCTAAACCTGATTTACTTATATTTTTAAAAGTAGTATCTAACTTATTAATGCTTGTGACTAATTTTTTATTAACTAGAATTAACTTATTTAATTTTGTAGATAAATTATCTAACGCTCTAACATTTTTTATGGCAATTTCTATTTGAGCCTGTGCTGCTGCCACAACTTTCCTCCTAACTCATTCCATATTACCTACGTCTTCGAGCTTTTTGCATTTCTTTCTCTTGATCTTCGTTTAGCACTTGGAAATAAGCTGACCATCCAACAATCTCTTCTACCGTCATTTGCCGTATCTCAGTTAACGATTTACCTAACTCTTTAGCTATCCCAAACTGAAGCATTAATAAATTATCTTTTCTTATCTCTTCGCTTAGTCTTTTGGGTCTAAAGCATCCTCATCATCTGTTAAAACTGCCAACATTAACTTCTGTAAATCAGCATCCTTTACCTCATTTTTTAAAACATCTATCTCTCCTGCTTGAAATAATCTTGTTCCATTTTCGTCTTGTGCCTTAGAAATTAATAATCTTAACGCAAACTCATTTGCATCATCATTTTTAGCTCCTCTTTGTGCTCTTTCTCTTTCTGCCATTGTTAATGGTGCGACCCACATCTCAAAAATAGATCCATCAGAAAGTTCTACTTCTTTTTTTGTAGCTTCTAAATTTGCTGCTTTCTTTAAACGATCTATTGCTCGTAATGTTGATCTTGCAGATCTAGGACTTGTTGACATAGTAAAAAATTATATGAAATTATTCTAGCGTAATAAACAATAAAAAACCCTGCTAAAGAGCAGGGTTCTTGGAACATTCCGATTCCGTTCTTATTATGAACGACTAAAATCGAATGTTGGTACTCCAGCAGGACGGAAGTTAACTGTTACTGCTTGTGCATCATCAGGAGTAACACCTAAAGAAGCAGAAGTTAATGTTGCGTCAAAGCTGATAAAACGACTAAGAGTGTCACTTACAGTTCCACCACTAAATACACGGTCTGTATAAAGCTTAAACGCTGCACCAACTTGTTGACGCTGGAGAACATCTTCAATCATGCGGTTAGAAAGAGAAGCATCTTCGTTTGTCATGTAAGCAGTTGCACTACCTGAACCATCACCAAATCCAGCAATGTACTTT